TATCTTAATCCAAATTCTACTCAACCTGCTTTGCGTAATGCAATCGAAGAGTTCTCAGGTAACTGTTCTTTTATCTTTACCTGTAATTACAAGAATCGTATCATAGAACCATTACATTCTCGTTGTGCAGTTGTAGAATTCAATTTAAAGAATGGTGAGAAGGCTAAGATGGCTGCATCGTTCTTTAAGAGAATTCAATCAATTTTGCAAAGTGAAAAAATTGACTATGATGAACCTGTAATTGCAGAATTAGTCAAAAAGTACTTTCCCGATTTTCGTCGTGTGCTAAACGAGTTGCAGCGTTACTCCCAGTTTGGTAAAATCGATACAGGTATACTTGCACAAATTGCCAATGTAAACATTACTGAAATCGTAAAGTACATTAAAGAGAAAGATTTTGGTTCTATTCGCAAGTGGGTTGCCACTGGTGATTATGATTCAAATACAGTCTTTCGCCAGATTTATGATTCTCTGTATGATGTTATGAAACCTGCTTCGATTCCACAGGCAGTTCTGATACTTGCTGACTATCAATATAAGCAAGCATTTGTGGCTGATAGTGAAATCAATCTTGTTGCATGTCTGACTGAGATCATGGTTAATTGTGAGTTGAAAGATTAATATGCCTAAAGTATTTGACTATGTAAATGAGATACTTTATGGCAAAAAGAATCTTATTGTTGATGAAGAATCTGAGAAAAACTATTCTCCTTTTATTGTAAACAGGTCTTTATCTTATCATTTCGATACTGTATTGTATGCAAATGAGATGAACAGGCGTCATTTCATAGATAAAAAACTTCAAAATGATTTTTTTATAAATACAGTCAGGTCTAAAAAAAGACCATATGTGAAGTGGGCAAAATCTGAAGAAAACGATGACATATCATTTATCAAAACAGCCTATGGCTATTCAGATACTAAAGCACTAGAGGCTTTAAGTCTACTAAGCAAAGAAGAGATCCAAAAACTAAAAGAACAAACCCTTACGGGTGGATTAAGGAAATGATATGGAAGATATTTTTAAAGGAGTGGGTGTTGAGATTGAACTAGAGAATGAAGATGCCTTTTTAAAAGTCAGGGAAACTTTAACTAGAATTGGAGTTTCATCGAGAAAGGAGAAAGTTCTATATCAGTCTTGTCACATATTGCATAAGCAGGGTCGTTATGTTATACTACATTTTAAAGAACTATTTAAATTAGATGGTAAGATGTCTACGATTACTGACAATGACATACAACGAAGAAATGCCATAGTAACCCTTTTGGAAGAATGGGGATTACTTAAAATTTTTAAAGATGAAAAAGAGAAAATTGAAGGAAATTTAGCTCCACTACATCAGATAAAAATTATCTCTTATAAAGAAAAAGACGAATGGGATTTGCAGAGTAAATACACAATTGGAAAGAAAAAAATTGAGTACTAATTATGGAACTACAAGAAAAATTTGTCCGTTTGAAAAATAAATATACGAACGATATTGTATTCACGAAAGATTTAGAAGATGTTTATACTCAAGGGGGTATGGACTTCATTCGTGTATACAATGAAAAGAATCCAGAAAGAACTTATTTAGCCAATAAGGCTGCATTTGATATTTTGGATAAATAAAGGTGTGATGCCTAATGGATCACACTTCATATAACTTGCTTAAAAAGGAGAAAAACATGACTCGTATTTCATTTGGTCCACTTTACAACAACACTCTTGGTTTTGATCGTTTCTTTAATGAAGTTGAGAGACTTCTAGAGTCTGATGTAAAGCCCACAACATCTTTTCCACCACACAATATTCTCAAGTTAGATGACAGTCATTATGTCGTTGAACTTGCTATTGCTGGGTTTAGTAAAGATGAAATCGATATCACAGTAAAAGATAGTGTGCTTACAATCAAAGGTGAAAAAGAAGAAAAAACACCTGATGCACAGTATCTACACCGTGGTATTGGTACTAGATCATTTACAAAAACACTTACCATTGCAGACACTATTGAGGTCAAAGGTGCTGAATTCAAAGATGGTATTCTGCGTATTGGACTTGAGAACATCATTCCAGAACATAAGAAGCCACGCAAGATTGAAATTGGTACTGAACTGAAAGAGTTCAAACCTCAGCTTCTACAAGAGGCACAGAAGGCTGCTTAATCAACGGGGACTTCGGTCCCCTTTTTGGAGATTTATATTATGCTAAAACAAGACAAAAACTTTCGTTTACCTAAAGCAACCAAGCGTATGATGGCATTTATGGAGCCAAGTTATGCTACGATGTTTAAAAAAGAAATCATTCGTGGTATAATTTTGGGGTCTATTGAACCACCAAAAGAGAAGAAAAAAGGTAAACGAAAAGTTAAAGTAGAAGATGAAGAGTAAATTTATTGATGCACACATGAAGGTCGCTGAGACTTATGCCAATTTGTCTTCAGCAACAAGACTTAAGGTTGGGTGTGTGATTGTAAAGAATGATACTATTATTGGTATTGGTTACAATGGCATGCCTTCTGGTTGGGATAATGTTTGTGAAGAAGTTGATACACCAACATTACCATACTTACAAGGTGATGGCCCAATACTAAAAACTAAAAAAGAAGTCATTCATGCTGAGATAAATGCAATCAGTAAAGTTGCCAGATCGACAAATTCTTCTGATGGTGCAGACATGTTTATCACACATGCACCATGTATAGAATGTGCAAAGTCTCTTTTTCAATCTGGTATCAGAAAAATCTTCTACAGAAATACTTATAGAACAGAAGATGGCTTAAAATTTTTGGAGAAATGTGGTGTTGCAATTGAAAAAGTATGAATCCAAAGTTCTAGAAATACTAGATAATGGTGATGCAGTCATTGAAATACCAGAAGAATTGATTGATGTGCTTGATTGGAATATAGGTGACGAATTAAACTTTGATATGTTAGATAATGGTGTTCAAATAACTAATATAACAAAGGATAATAAAAATGGACCTAAAACAAAAACTCAGCGAAAACTTCACATTGTCGGAGATGGTAAAGAGTGAGACAGCTCTTAGACATGGATTAGATAATATTCCAGGTCAAACAGAGGTAGACAATCTTAAACTTCTTGCTGAAAAAGTTTTACAACCAGTTCGTGAACATTACAAAAAAGGCGTCAAAGTAAATTCTGGTTTTAGACATCCAGAAGTAAATGCGGCAGTTGGAGGTTCAAAGACTTCTGACCATTGCAAAGGACAGGCAGCAGACATTGAAATACCAGGAGTAGCAAATGCGGATCTTGCAGAATGGATTAAAGACAATTTGGAATTTACTCAACTCATTCTTGAATTTTACACTCCTGGTGTTCCTGATTCTGGTTGGGTTCATGTTAGCTATGATAAGTCTAATTTGAAAAAGCAGGTAATGACAGCGATGAAAGAGAATGGAAAAACTGTTTACAAGCCTGGCATCATCGCATAGTATTGTAACAAAAATTTAATATTTGAAAACGCTGTTTTTTGATGTTCGTCATGTTAAATAATTATGACAATTATTACAATTGTCACTGAATTTGAATAAAGGAGAAAAAATTGATTAATAAATTGTTAAGTGTTTTCGTTGCATCTGTAGTATCTGTTTCTGCTTTTGCCGCAGATATTACAGGTGCTGGTGCTACTTTCCCATATCCAATCTATGCTAAGTGGGCAGAGGCATATAAGAAAGAAACTGGTGTTGGATTAAACTATCAGAGTATTGGTAGCTCTGGTGGTATTAGACAGATCAATGCAAAGACAGTTACTTTTGGTGCTTCTGACGCTCCAGTAAAAGGAGAAGATTTAGATAAGAATGGCCAGGTGCAATTCCCAGCAGTTATTGGTGGTACTGTTCCAGTTATTAACTTAGATGGATTTGCTCCTGGTGAGTTGAGAGTTACTGGACCAATCCTTGCAGAATTGTTTATGGGAACTATTACAAATTGGAATGATCCAAAACTTGCTGCATTAAATCCTGGTAAGAAACTACCAGACCTTGCAATTACAGTAGTTCACCGTGCTGATGGTTCTGGCACAACTTTTAACTGGACTGACTATCTTACTGTTGTGAGTAAAGAGTGGGCAGAGAAGGTTGGAAGAGGTGCAGCAGTAAAATGGCCAGCAGCAAGTAGTGTAGGTGGTAAAGGTAACGAAGGTGTCGCTGCAAATGTGTCACGAATCAAAGGTTCTATTGGATATGTTGAGTATGCATATGCTAAGAAGAATAAGATTCCTCATTTGAAACTACAAAACAAAGATGGTGTGTTTGTAGATCCAGATGACAAGACTTTTGCTGCTGCAGCTGCAGGTGCTGATTGGTTCTCAGTACCAGGTATGGGTTTGAGTATTGTAGATCAGAAAGGTAAAGATGCATGGCCAGTTTCTACTGCATCATTTATTATTATGTACAAAGATCCAGCAGACAAAGCACAGTCACAAGAAGTTCTAAAGTTCTTTGATTGGGCATTTAAGAATGGCAAACAGTTAGCATTAGAGCTTGACTATGTTCCACTTCCTGATATACTAACAAAACAGATTCGTGAAAAAGTTTGGAGTCAGATTAATAACAAATGAACCCACAAGATGTAATTAGATTATTGCAACATATTTTGCCTTGGATACCCTCCTCAAACGAAAGTATCCGAGGCGAGATCGAAGAAGTAATTCGTCAATTAAAAGGCAAATGATAGGAGAAAAAATATTATGCCAACATTAAAAGGAACTAAAACTGCTGAGTGCTTAAAAGAGGCTTTTGCAGGTGAATCAATGGCCAACCGCAGATATCTATATTTTGCAAACATGGCAGATATTGAGGGTGCGCCAGAAGTTGCCTCAGTATTTCGTAACACGGCAGAAGGTGAAACTGGTCACGCACACGGTCACATGGAGTATCTACTCAAAGGTGGCGCAGGTGATCCAGGTACTGGTGAACAAGTAAATTCAGTCGCAGAGGCATTACATTCAGCAATTGAAGGTGAGACACATGAATACACTGACATGTATCCAGGAATGGCAAAGACTGCCCGTGATGAAGGTTTTGATGAGATTGCAGATTGGTTTGAAACTCTTGCAAAAGCAGAACGCAGTCACGCAGGTAAATTCACTAAGACTTTAGAGAAATATAAAGCCGAAGTATAAATAGATTTAACAACACCCCGAACGCCTCTTGACTGTGATACATTCCACTAGCGGAATGGCAAAGCGCACCATTCGGGGTTACTTTTTTTATGAGGTTATAATGACTAAAGTGTTTTCTGATGTACAAGTCTTCATGCAAGCTGCAGGTCAATCTACAATTGTAAACAATCCCACACAAGCAAAACTTTATCATAAACTTATTGTTGAAGAATTCAATGAGTTTACTGATGCTCGTTTAAATAATGATGAAGTAGAAGAGATCGATGCTTGTTTCGATATGATTTGGGTAATTGTAGGATATATGTTGTCAAAAGGCTGGGATTGTGATAAAATTTGGGATGAAGGTGCATTGAGCAATCTAAGGAAAATTGATAAAGATACCAAACAAGTTTTGCGTAGAGATGATGGTAAAATTTTGAAACCTGAAGGTTGGCAACCACCTGATTTTAGTAAGTTTGTTAATGGAGAAAAAGTATGAGTATACAAGAAATTGCAAAGAAGTTGGCCATTAGGAATAGAACTATTGCTGCTGACAAGTATGATCTCTATCTCAGAGATTATGATAACAAAATTGAGTTGATTGGATTAGTTCCTGATCCAAATTACAACATCAAAGATTTTGTTGGAAAAGAAATGTTGTTCCCTAAACGCTGGGTAACACTTAAAGTATTTGATTATGAAACGGAGATTCCAACATGAGCAATAAATTAATTACATTTAAAACCAATCAAACATTGATTGGTAATGTTGTTGATCAGAGTAAAGAAACTATTACTATTAAAGAGCCTGTACAAGTAATTGTACAACCTAGTAAAGATGGTCCAATGATGGGATTTGTTCCATTTCTAGAGTTTAGTCAAGAGTTTAAAACAGGAATTACTTTCAATATAATTGACATTCTTACTATTAACAATCCGGTTACTGAACTTGAAAATGAGTACAGTAAAATTTTTGGTTCAGGTATTACAATAGCATCAGCAATTCCCAAAATCTAATGAAATATTATACAAATATAGCAGTTCAGGGTAACAATGTTCTATATCGTGGCATAAAAAATGGTAAACGAATTCAAGATAGAATAGAGTACTCTCCAGTTTTATATTTGCCAACTAAAAAACAAACAGAGTTTAAAACTCTTTTCAATGAGCCACTAGAGGCTAAAAAGTTTGAAACTATTCGTGAGGCTAAAGATTTTGTAAAAAGGTATGAAGAAGTTGAGAACTTTAAAATTTATGGCAATGATAGGTATGAGTATGCTTTTATTGCTGATCATCACAAAGGATCTATCGAATGGGATATTAATAATATCTCTATTGCTGTAATCGATATCGAAGTTGGATCAGAGAATGGATTTCCTGACCCATACAAGGCAACAGAACCAATCGTTTCAATCTGCTTAAAATACTTAAGTGGTGAGACGATTGTTTTTGGTTGTGGCAAATACACCACAAAAGGAAATGAAAAATATGTAGAGTGTCCTGATGAATACACTCTATGTAAAAAGTTTCTGATGTGGTGGCAAGAATATTGCCCAGATGTTTTGTCTGGCTGGAATACGGAATTCTTTGATATTCCATACATCATCAATCGTTTCAATCGTATTCTTGGTGAACAAGAATGTAGAAAACTCTCGCCTTGGAATTATGTTTCTGAGAGAGAAGTTATGGTCAAAGGCAAACTCAAAAAGAGTTATGGTATTCTTGGTGTTGCTCTATTAGACTATATTCATCTTTACAGATGGTATGCTCCAAATGGCAAGTCACAAGAAAACTATACTCTGAATCACATTGCATATTCAGAACTCAACAAAGAGAAAGTAGACTATTCAGAATATGATAATCTGCATACCCTCTACAAAAGAAACTTTCAAAAATTTATTGAGTATAATATCGTTGACGTTGAACTTATTTTTGAACTTGAAGACAAACTGAAATTGATTGAGTTGGCTCTCACTCTTGCCTATGATACAAAAACAAATTATGAAGATGTTTTTGCTCAGACAAGAATGTGGGACTCTCTGATCTATTCTTATCTTCTTGAAAAGAATATTCTTATTCCGCCAAAAGAAAGAAAGGAAAAAGATGCAGCATATGAAGGTGCATATGTAAAAGACCCACAGGTAGGTTTACACAACTGGGTCGCATCGTTTGACTTGAACAGTCTGTATCCTCACCTGATGATTCAGTACAATATCTCACCAGAGACTTTGATCGAAACTTCTGATTATACACCACCTATGATGCATATTCTTGGTCAAGGTGTAAGTGTAGAAAGACTGTTGAACAAAGAAGTACGAATCAAAGAGTGTGGATTAAAAAATGCATGTCTAACACCAAATGGCCAATTCTTCAGAACTGACATTCAAGGTTTCTTACCTAAGATGATGGAAGAGATGTATGAAGATCGTAAGAAGTTTAAGAAGTTGATGCTGAAGGCAAAACAAGATTACGAGAACGAGAAAGATCCTAAAAAGAAGATTGAAATTGAAAAACTAGTTGCAAGATATAATAATCTTCAACTTGCAAAAAAAGTTTCTTTGAACTCTGCTTATGGTGCAATGGGGTCTAAATATTTCAGATTCTACGATCTGCGACAGGCTCTTGCGATCACACTTGCTGGTCAATTGTCTATTCGTTGGATCGAAGGGAAACTAAATCAATATCTAAACAAAATTCTCAAAACGGATAACGATTATGTTATTGCATCGGATACTGACTCGATCTATCTCAATCTTTCATCTTTGGTGGGTTCTGTGTTCACAGAAACAAGCGATACTAAGAAAATCATCGCCTTCATGGATAAGGTATGTGAGGATAAAATTCAACCGTATATTGATAAGAGCTACGAGGAACTTGCTGAGTATGTCAATGCGTTTCAACAAAAAATGCAAATGAAACGAGAGGCTCTTGCAGACAAAGGAATATGGACTGCCAAGAAACGATATGTGTTGAATGTTTACAATAACGAAGGTGTACAGTACAACGAACCAGATATGAAGATCATGGGTCTAGAAGTTGTCAAATCTTCTACGCCTGCTGCTGTGAAAGAGAAGATGCGAGAAGTGATTCGCTTGATTATTAATTCTGATGAAAGTACAGTACAAGATTATATTGAAGAATTCCACGAAGAGTTTAGAAAATTACCTGTAGAAGAGATTTCTTTTCCTAGAAGTGTAAATGGTATCTCTGAGTATTCAGATTCAGTTACCATGTACAAGAAAGGAACTCCAATACATGTCAAAGGTGCAATTCTATATAATCACTACTTAGAAAAGTTTGGACTAGATAAAAAATATCCTATGATTAAAGAGGGAGAAAAATTGAGATTCACATATCTCAAGACTCCTAATCCAGTCAAAGAGAATGTCATATCTTATCCACTTAGGATGCCAAAGGAATTAGAATTGCAAACTTATGTTGATTATGAAATGCAGTTTCAGAAATCTTTCATCGAACCAATCAAGATCATTTTGAATTGTATTGGCTGGGATGTAGAGAAACGAAATACATTAGATAGTTTCTTCTCATGATGCAAGCACTATTACCTTTTCTGACCGCAATAGCTTTGTCGGCTATTGCGGCATTTTATTCTGTAATTGGTCTTGCACAGATTTTTCCTGGTTCTTTTCTGCCAGTTGTAATCATGGGCACTGTACTAGAGGTTGCAAAGTTAGTAACAGTATCCTGGTTATATAACAATTGGAATGTTACTGTGCGAGCAATGCGTTATTATTTTATAACAGCAATTGTTCTTCTGATGCTCATTACTTCGATGGGAATATTTGGTTTTCTATCTAGAGCTCACATTGAATCTAATATTGTTGTTGGCGCAAACACTGTACAATTAGATATATTAAATTCACAAGAAAAGATTGCCAAAGAAAGATTAGATTATCTTCTGAAAAAAGCAGGTGATGATCCAGAAAGAATAACTAGAGCAACAGATCGTGCCATACAAGAAACACAGGCAGAACTAAAACGAATTAGCCAAGAAAAATTGCCATTACTTACAGAAGAAAATAAACTAATGGCAGAAGTTGGGCCAATCAAGTACATTGCAGAAATGCTATATACTAAAGAAGACCCAGACTTTATAGACAAAGCAGTACGAGTTGTAATATTGGTAATCATATTTGTTTTTGATCCTTTGGCAGTATTGTTATTGATTGCCGCAAATCAAACATATAAAAGATTGAATGTAACCAATAAAAGAAAGACTAAAAGGCTTGACAAACGCACTACAAATAGTGTATCATTAGAAGATAACGAGATCGTCCCTAAATCTAAAATTGCCAATATGAATGGAGGTACTTTTTAATGTCATTACTTGATAAATTGAAGAAGAATACTACAATCAAAGATTCTTCTATACTTGATAAATCTAAATTCTTTACCGAGAAAGATATGATTCCCACAGATGTGCCAATGATTAATGTTGCACTCTCTGGTAATCTTGAAGGTGGTTTAACACCTGGTCTTACAATGTTGGCTGGTCCATCAAAACATTTTAAGACTGCATTTGCACTTCTGATGGCATCAGCATATCTTAAAAAATATAAAGATGCTGTTGTGTTGTTCTATGATTCTGAATTTGGAACACCACAAAAATATTTTGAAACATTTGATATTGATATGGGTCGTGTTCTTCATACCCCAATTACTGATGTTGAAGAATTGAAACACGATGTGATGAATCAATTGCAAGGCCTTGCCAAAGATGATAAAGTTATTCTCATTCTTGATTCAATTGGTAATCTTGCATCACGAAAAGAAGTCGAAGATAGTTTAGAAGGCAAATCAGTTGCAGACATGACCCGTGCTAAACAAATCAAATCTCTGTTTCGTATGATTACACCACATTTGACAATCAAAGATATACCAATGGTTGTTGTCAATCACACATACAAAGAAATTGGTATGTTTCCAAAAGATATTGTTGGTGGTGGTACAGGTTCTTATTATTCTGCTGATACGATTTGGATTCTTGGTCGCCAACAAGAAAAAACTGGAACAGAACTATCCGGCTATAACTTCATCATCAATATTGAGAAGTCTAGATATGTTCGTGAGAAGTCTAAGATTCCTATCACCGTATCTTTTGATGGTGGTATCAACAAGTATTCTGGTCTTCTTGAAATTGCGATGGAAGGAAAGTTTGTTGCTAAACCATCTCCTGGTTGGTATGCAAAGGTAGATCAAGACACTGGCGAAGTCGCAAGTGAAAAGTATCGTGAAGCTGATACAAACACAAAAGAGTTTTGGAAGGACATTTTAAAGAGTGAAAAGTTTAAAGAATTTATTAAACAAAGGTATTCAATTTCTTTTGGAAGTATTCTTCAAGTCGAAGAACCAGAAACCGAAAATGCATAATACATATTATGAAAATGTGCATTACGAATTCGTTAAGGTTGATGAAACTATCGATGGTATAAAATTATTACTTGACGATTACAGAGATGTATTGTATCATTATCACAAAGTTCGTGTTACCGAAGAAGATGGCCAAGGTAAAATGAACTTTGAATACACAATAGTTGAACCTGGCAATTGGGATATAGATGAACTCAACACCAATCAAGATTTCCATAAAGTGATGGGTGATATCTTAACTACATTATTAATGAAACAAATAGAAGATGAACAGAATAGAATCGATAATTTTGAAAAACCTACTTTTCAGTGAAGAATACACACGAAAAGTCCTTCCATTTTTACAACCAACTTACTTTACAAACAACTCAGAAAAAACTTTATTTTTAGAAATTCAAGAATTCATCAACAAGTATAATTCTTTGCCAAGCAAAGAATCTATTATCATCAATCTGACTGAATCTAGAAATTTAACAGAAAGTCAATTGAAAGATGCTGTTGAAATTCTGAATGACATAGAAAATGATCGTGATGTAAATACTGATGAACGATGGCTGATCGATAACACAGAAAAATTTTGCCAAGATAAGGCAATATACAATGCGATCATGGAATCTGTTCAGATATTAGACAATCGAACGACATCAACTAAAACTAAAGGTGAGATTCCAAAACTATTAAGTAATGCTTTGGCAGTATCATTTGACTCACATATTGGTCACGATTATATAAATGATTATATTGAACGATTTGATTTTTACCACAAACAAGAATCAAGAATACCTTTTGACCTAGATTATTTTAATAAGATAACTAAAGGTGGAATACCAAACAAGACATTGAGTATTTGTCTTGCTGGTACTGGTGTTGGTAAATCTATGTTCATGTGTCATATGGCTGCAGCCTGTCTTTCGCAGGGATTGAATGTGTTGTATATTACTTTGGAAATGGCAGAAGAAAGAATTGCAGAACGAATTGATGCCAATCTTCTAAATGTAAGTATGCAAGATTTACATTCCATGACCAAGAATGAATATGATAGAAAGTTTGAAGCACTCAGAGTTAAAACACATGGCAAATTAATCATTAAAGAATATCCAACTGCATCTGCTAATTCATTGCATTTTAGATCATTACTTAATGAATTGAATCTGAAGAAGAATTTCAAACCACAAATCATTTTTATCGACTATCTAAATATTTGTACATCATCAAGATTGAAACCTGGTGCAAATGTAAACTCGTATAGTTATATCAAAGCAATTGCTGAAGAACTTCGTGGTCTTGCTGTAGAGTTTGATTTGCCAATCTTTAGTGCAACACAAACTACAAGAAGTGGTTATACAAATTCTGATCCAGGTCTTGAAGATACTTCAGAGTCATTTGGTCTACCTGCAACGGCTGACTTCATGTTCGCACTTATTACAAATGAAGAATTGCAACAACTGAATCAGATGATGGTCAAACAATTGAAGAATCGTTTTGGTGATCCAAATCATTTTAAACGATTTGTGATTGGTGTTGACAGAGAGAAGATGAAACTGTATGATGCTGAAGTATCTGCACAAGCTGATATTGTAGATTCTGGTCAAGATGAAGATACTGGCCCAATCAATACATTTGGTATGCGTGAAGGTAAATTCACTAGAAACTTTAATAACTTAAAAGTATGATGCACTATGTAACTTATTATGACAATGCTTTGGAAAAAGAATTTTGTCAAAGTATTATTGAAAGATTTGAAAAGAATGTAGATCAACAAGAGTCTACAGTTTTAAAAGATCATCGTTCTTTCAAAGAAATCAATATTACAAAACATAAAGAGTGGGAAGATGTACAAAATAAATTATTAGATGTAATGCAGTATAATTTAGGCAAGTACATGACTCAGTTCAATATTGATTCTATGGCATGGCCAGAACAAGTCGGTTACGAAATGTTTCGCATCAAAAGATATTTACCAAATGATGAAGATGAATTTCAGTTTCATGTCGATGTACAAGATTACGCCACTGCAAGGCGTTTTCTTGTATACTTCTTTTATCTGAACGATGTTGATAAAGGTGGCGAGACTGCATTTCAATACAATAGAGATTCGATTATACTTCAAAAAGTGAAACCTGTTTGTGGCAGGTTGTTAATGTTTCCTCCTTTGTGGACACACCCACACATAGGAATGAAACCAATTAGTGGTCCTAAATATATTATAGGTGGTTATTTACATTATGTCTGATCTGTACAATTATCTTTTGTCGAAGAGAGTAGATGGTGTTCCAATTCTGAATAAAGATGAATGGAAAGCACTAAATGATAGTTATGATAAAGAAGATATCATATCTGAGCTCATTCGTCTTATTGAAACTACCAAACCAAAATGCCCACTTCGTACCATTAATTATGAAGCAATGAAGCATACATTCTGGTCTTTGACATGGGCTAATTTAAAGCACATATTGATACCTCATGATGTTGCCAAAGTAAAAGTTCTAGAGAAGTTTGAAGACTACGGTAGGCCATATAAAGATTATGGTCTTGGTGTCATTCAGATGGGATCAACATTTAATGATGTAAGTAATTTTTTCCATCAAGAACTTAGATATAATTGTGATGCATGGGGTTACAAATCTCCTATCTATCGTTGGAACAACTCAGACAATCTTCGTAATGTATTTCTTGCGTTGTGGCGTCTTGGTAATAACCAATTGAGTGTTGATTCATATGTCATGGCATTTCGTTTGAGTGCCTATATTGCAACACAATTTAAACCACAAGTTGCCAAAATACTTTATGAAATTTCAAATGCAAAGACAGTATTTGATTCTTCATGTGGTTGGGGTGATCGTCTTGCAGGTTTTTATTGCTCATCTGCACAACAATATTATGGTACTGATCCAAATGATCAAACATATGAAAAGTATTTCGAGCAATGTATTGAATATGAAAAGTTTTTAGAAGGTAATCCATCTGTACATAAGACTGACGATTTCTTTATTGTCGAAGGTGCCAAACGAGTAGAGATACATCGTAAGCCTGCTGAAGACTTCGACTACTCTATTCTTCCACCAATTGATTGTGCGTTTACTTCACCGCCATACTTTGCGACAGAGAAGTACAATACAGATGGCAAACATGCAGATGAACAATCATGGTCAAGATACACTACATATGAACAATGGAGAGATGGTTTTTATCTGCCCGTTAATCGTAAAACATTTGAATGTTTAAGTGAGAATGGTTATCAGTTTGTCAACATCATGGACCCTAAGATCAAAACAAAAAGATATTTTGCATCTGATGACTTGATTGATGACATGGTAAAGAATGGAGCCAATTTCTGTGGTCAATTAGGTATGCGTATCATGCAAAGGCCAAAGAACATTCCAAAAGAACAGTTGGATGAGTTTATGGATAAAATCTATATTGAACCAGTTTGGACTTTTAGTAAGAAACAAGGTAAGTTTGATTTGATTGATAAGTATCTAAACAAAGGAGCCTTAGATTCTTTCTTCGCATAAATATACTATTCGAATTAAAGAAGGATAATATGAAATTCAAAGATTATTTAAAAGAGTCTTCTAAAGAAGGCGCCAACCTTCATCTTGAACATTTGGAAGATAATGTTCTTAATCGTGGCATCATGGGTGCTAGAGAATCGATAAACTTTCTTCAATCTCTTCGTGACATGTTGGCTGGTCATTCTCAAAGTAAAATAAATGTCACAACAAAATGGGATGGTGCACCTGCTGTTATCTGTGGTATTAATCCAGATAACGGAAAGTTCTTCGTTGGTACTAAATCAGTATTCAATAAAGAAGGCAAACTAAACTATACAGATGAAGACATTGATAACAATCATCCTAATCCAGGTTTAAATTCTAAACTTAAAACTGCACTTGCATTTTTACCTAAACTTGGTTTCAATGGAATCTATCAGGGTGATCTATTGTTCACTAAAGGTGATATAGATAGAAGACAAATAGATGGAACTTCATATATAACATTTCAACCAAACACTATCGTATATGCTATTCCTTCTGATACGATAATGGCTCGTAAAATGTTGGATGCACAAATTGGTATTGTGTTTCATACGGCATACTTTGGTAAATCTATGGATACTTTGAAGGCAACTTTTAACATAGATATTGGTCATTTTAAAACAACAAAAGATGTTTGGTTTCGTGATGCGTCTTTTGTTGATGCTTCTGGTACAGCAACTTTTACTAAAGATGAAACTAAAGAAATAACTTCTATTCTTTCTGATGCAGGTAGAACATTTAGATCAATAACACCATTAGTTCTAAATCGTATCGCTGCATCTCCAACAATTCTTATGCAAATTAAAACTTTCAATAATACTAAAGTTCGTGAAGGTAAAGCAATCACAAATACAGCCAGACATGTGACTGAATTGCAAAAATGGGTTGAAGAAAGATTGAACAAAGAAATTCTAGCATCTAAAAAAGAAGATACGAAACAAAAACGATTAACAGAAAAAAATGATCTGATGAGGTTCTATAGAACAAATGCAGCACAACTAAAACTTATATTTGATCTAATGAACTCTATCGTTGAAGCAAAAAATATTATAGTTAAGAAATTGGAAACTATAAAATCTTCTGTAGATACATTTGTGAAAACTGATGATGGTTTCAAAGTTACAGGCCCAGAAGGATTTGTTGCTGTTGATAGATTGAGTGGTGGTGCTTTAAAACTTATAGATAGATTAGAATTCAGTAAAAATAATTTTAATGCTGCAAAGAATTGGAGTAAGTAATGGCATATGATCTAAATAAAATACTGTCTGAATATGGTGATCAAGATTTTGGTTTTACAGCTGTAGATGAGGCAGAGTATGAAGCTGTAATTGCTCAAAAAGATGAAACTGTGGAAGAATATAAACAAAGATTAGCACAAGTTGAAAAGATTGTCATGCCATTCCTAACTAATCTTTACAAGTCTGCATCTCAACCATATATACATTGGCCCAATCGTGGTCCTGTATTAGAACAACAAATGCAAAAGATTTTGAAATTGACAAGAGGTTAATTATTGGAGAATAGTATGAATGATATTGTGATTGGTGCTATAACTAATTATGGTTGGGACAAAATAAAAAATTGGGTAAATTCACTAGACAATTGTGGGTTTACTGGTAAAAAAATAATGGTATGCTATAACATTGATTATGATGTTGTTGAGAAATTAAATGAAAGAAATTATATTGTTCTTGCATTTGATAGAGATGATGAAAACAGAAAACTAGTTTATAAAAATCCATTAAATATTAATAATGATCGATTTGAACACATACCATTCTTTCTGAAAAGTTTAGCAAAAGAAGAAAAATTTAGATATATCATTTCTACTGATGTGAGAGATGTGATTTTCCAATCAAATCCTTCTGTTTGGTTAGAAAATAATATTGGAGACAAAAAATTAAATATCTGTTGTGAATCAATATTAGTTAAAGATGAGCCTTGGAATAGAGAAACGATGTTAGGTGTTTTTGGTCAAAGATTCCTTGATAAAACTGCAAATGATTTGGTGATGAATGTTGGTATTGTATCTGGAGAATTTGATTATGTTCTTGATCTATTCACTACTTTATCTTTAATGTATGATAAGAGAATAAAGTACATACAAGATCAAAGTAGTTTGAATATTTTAATGTCGATGAATCCATATAAAAATATTACAAACTTTAATAAAAGTGAAGATGGGTTTGCATGTCAATTACACATTCATGCTCCAAAATATGATAAAACATATTTGACTGAACCTTCACCCAAAATGATTGATGGTTTAGTTTGTACGAGCAAAGGTGTGCCTTATCCTATTGTTCATCAGTATGATAGAATATTGGATTGGGAAAATATAATTAATGTTAAATATGGTGGTTAAATGAAAAGTATAGTAACTGGTGGAGCAGGATTTATTGGAAGTCACATTGTAGATAAATTGTGTGAACTTGGCCATGAAGTAATTGTGATTGATAATGAATCTGCAACTTCACATGAAAATTTTTGGTATAACTCAAGTGCCAAATACTACAAGAATGATATATCAGATTATTGTGGAATACGACATTTATTTGAAGGTGTAGATTATGTTTTTCATCTAGCAGCAGAATCACGAATTCAGCCTGCAATTCAAAATCCTTTACTTTGTTTTAATACAAACGCATATGGAACTGGCGTAGTTCTTCAATGTGCGAGAGAAGCAAAAGTAAAAAGAGTAATTTATTCTTCCACATCTTCAGCATATGGTCTTAAAAATACTCTACCTTTAACAGAAACAATGCCTAACGATTGTCTAAATCCGTATTCTGTTGCTAAAACTGCTGGTGAAGAAATGTGTAAAATGTATTCAAAACTGTTTGGTCTTGAGACTGTTATTTTTCGTTACTTCAATGTCTATGGTCCAAGAGAACCATTAAAGGGTCCTTATGCACCAGTAGTTGGTCTCTTTATACGACAGGCTAAAGCAGGAGAACCACTTACGATTGTTGGTGATGGATTACAACGCCGTGATTTTACTCATGTGAGTGATGTTGTTGATGCAAATATTTTAGCTATGGGTGAATATAAAAATATTTCTGGTGAAACTTTTAACATTGGAACTGGTAAAAATTATTCTATTTTAGAATTAGCAAAAATGATTTCTTCACTAATAAAATTTATTCCACCAAGGCCTGCTGAATCAAGAGAAACACTTGCAAATAATGATAAAGCTAAGAACATGTTAGGATGGAATCCTGTTAAAGATATCAAACAATATTTGAAACTGCATGGAAATACAATTTGAAAGTTCGTAAAGAGTAAATTATATAAATAGTACATTAAACAACTGCTGTAGAGGCGGAGATGAGATTTAAAGAATACCTTACTGAAAAAGAAGAAAAACATGTGGTTATGGCATTTGGCCGCATGAATCCTATTACCAACGGCCACCAAGAATTGGTTAAAAAAGTCAAGGCTGTAGCACAAGAAGTTGGTGGAAAAGCAATCATAATTCTTTCCCACACACAAGATAAAAAGAAAAATCCACTCTCCGCAGCACAAAAAGTCAAATACGCCAAGATGTCTTTTCCTGGCGTCACATTCAAATCTTCAAACGCAACTTCCCCTAATTTCCTATCACAAGCCGCAGACCTGTATAAGGCAGGTTATACACATCTACACATGGTAGGTGGTTCTGATCGTGTGCCAGAATTCAAAAGATTACTTAATACTTACAATGGTGATCTTTTCAAATTCAAAAAGATAGAAGTTCATTCTGCTGGAGAAAGAGACCCTGATGCAGATGGAGTTGCTGGTATTTCTGCATCTAAAATGCGTGAGTTTGCTGCACAAGGAAAATTTGCAAAATTTAAAAAAGGTGCTCCATCTACGATGCCACTTGATACAGTCAAGGCAATGTACAATGATGTTCGCAAAGGAATGATGATTAGAGAAGACATTAACGAAGAGTTTGAAGAATTCTTGGTAGAAGGTGTTCACGATAAATCTATATTCAAAGCAGTATTTCTTTTTGGTGGCCCAGGTTCTGGAAAAGATTATGTGTTATCTAGAACACTCGATAATCAAGGTCTGATTGAAATTAATTCTGATAAAGCATTTGAGTTTCTTATGGACAAAGAAGGTCTTGATAAGACAATGCCTAAATCCGAAACAGAAGTTAGAAATGCTGTTCGTAGTCGTGCAAAAAATGTTACTGAATTAAAACAATACTTGGCACTTGTTGGAAAGAATGGACTCATTATTAATGGTACAGGTGATGATGTAGAAAAGATTAAAAGAATTAAAAGTAGTCTTGAGAAACATGGTTATGAAACAAGTGGAATCATGGTCAATACTGATGATGAAGTCTCTGCTGCAAGGAATGTAGAAAGAGGACAAAGAGGTGGTCGCACAGTACCAGAAGACATTCGTAAACAGAAATGGGATGCTGTACAGGCTGCAAGACCTGAATATGCAAAATTGTTTGGACAAAACTATACAGAGTTTGATAACTCAGAAGATTTAAGAAATGCACCACCAGAAGTAGTGCAACAAAAAGAAAAAGAAATTACAGAGTTATTTAAAACTGTACAAAAATTTGTTACGGCACCACCTAAGAATAAAGCTGCAAAAGAATGGGTTGCAGCAGAACTAGATAAAAAAGACACATATAAAGTAGACACAAGTAAAGAGATTGTTCCACATGAAGGTTCTAGAGCAGCAGAACAGGCAAAAGAATTGGGACTTAAGTATTACGGGTTTGGTAGATACGGCAAAAATGGAAGAGTGACACATCGTTCTGTACATGATAAACTTGTCGAAGTAAAACCACAAGAACAAAAACAACAAAAGATACCTATTTCTAGTTCATCTGGTACACCAAAATCTAAACCTAAACCAAAGGTTGAGAATAAAAAATCAAAACCAAGACTTAGTGCTTTTGATAAGATGTTCAAAGAATCATATGAACTATCAGACTCATCTGCATTGAATCTATTATTGCTTGGTAATGCAATTGATGAACATGATTTTAAGATAGGTGAAGAAAAAGAACCTAAGTTAATGAAAGATAAGACTGGTCGTGTTCGTGTGTTTATGTTAAGAGCTGCTGCAGCAAAAGAAGCACATACACACAATGGATTGGTCTTGAGATACAAAAACGGTTATGTCGTGCAATTAAAGGAGAATAACGATGTTAATGAAACTATTACAGAAATTTTTTGGAATGACGGAAGAGAAACCACAGAGTCATCCATTGGATGGTCCAGTGAGGGCAGCAACAGAGAAAGTCAACAAGTACTCAGAGATTCCACCGAATATTCGGGTAGAACCAAAGATCAACAAGAAGTCTCTGCCCTCCTCAGTGAACGATCAGATTACAGACTCAGTAACACAAAAGAAACCAGCCAAGAAACCAGAACCACAAAAATTACCCTCGCAGAAATCAGGGCAAAAAAAGAGAAACTTCAAGAAGAAACCCTCAGCGAGATCGACAAGGGGATAGAACCTGGTCTTTCAATGGCTGCATCAGGTGAGAACATGAGTCGTGGTACATTAAAAGTAAAACAAATTAAAAAACCATTAGAAGAACTTACTGGTGATGAAACAACTGCATCTATATCTGCACAAGTTGAAGATGGTTTAAAGAAAAAAGGTATGAACCTAAAAACATTTAGATCAAAGAGGCCAATAGGATGAAGTCATTTAAATCTTACATAACAGAAGGTCGCCCTTCTCAAAGACACCCACTTGAAGGACACGAATACCATCGCAAAACAGATGCAGAACTTGTTTATATTGCTAAAGATGCTCATAAAGCAGCAGAAGCAATGAAAGGACACAATACTCAAGCAGAAAACAAGTATCGTGATCAAGCAAATGATTCTGCAACAGTTAGATATTTCAGACAAAAAAATGGTATGCCTAATTGGTATAAGAAAAAATATGGCCATATCAAAGAAGAAGATTCTTATGTTGCTAAATTTGCAAAAGAGAGATTTCCTAATGCAAAAGTTTCAACACCAGAGTCAAGAGCAAAAGATGCAGAAGAAGTAAAAAAGAGACATGAAGCAGCTGCAAAGAAACCAATTGCTCCTCGTCCCCCATCACCTTCAGCATATCCTTTAGGTGGTTATGATCCAAAAAGTAATCGTTCATATAGTGAAGAAGTTGAACTTGATGAAATGGATAAATCTCAACCATCTTCCAGTCGTGGTGCAGAAGGATTGCCAGTAGGTAAAAAAGCAAAACCAGAAAAAACTGATAAAGTAACAAAAGATGCATTAAAAGTATTGCAGAAACAATATAAAAAAGTAAAAGAAGAAGTTGAACTTGATGAGGTTGCAGCATGGCAGAGAAAAGAAGGTAAAAATCCTGAAGGTGGTCTGAATCAAAAAGGTGTTGAATCATATCGCCGTGAGAATCCAGGTTCAAAGTTACAGACTGCTGTGACTACAAAACCATCTAAACTAGACCCAGATTCTAAGTCTGCAAAGAGACGCAAATCATTTTGTGCCAGAATGGGTGGCATGAAAAAACGATTGACATCTGCTAAGACAGCAAATGATCCAGATTCTCGTATTAACAAAGCATTAAGAAAGTGGAATTGCTAAGTGGCACAATATCGTAACGATCTTAAGATTATTGATTCAGGTCAAGTAACAACTCGTTTTGAGGTGTTCATGCTTGACGATCAGCTATCACCTGGTGGTACAATTCGTGATGCTTTTGGTCGTATTCGTGTTTCCGAACCACATACAATTTTTGATAGTACATTGAGATATACTGATGATACAAGAAATTGGTCTATATCAAATACTGCAAACACAACAGTTGTTCATTCACCAAATACTTCATCTGTATTGATGACAGTTGGTACTGCGAACAATGATTCAGTTATTCGTCAAACAAAAAGATACTTTCATTATCAACCAGGAAAAAGTTTACTTACACTCAGTACTGGTACAATGCAACCAAAGGCCAATGTTCGTCAAAGAATTGGTTATTTTGATACAAGAAATGGTGTTTATTTGGAACATGATGGCACAACTGCATACATTGTAAAAAGAAGTTTCAGAACTGGTTCTGTTGAAGAAGAAAGAATTCCACAATCGCAATGGTCTGAAGATAAATTTGATGGAACAGGTTACAGTAAAGTAACTCTTGATTTTTCAAAGACACAAATCTTTTGGTCTGATTTTGAATGGTTAGGTGCTGGTACAATTCGCATTGGTTTTGTTGTTGATGGTCGCATTTTAACTGCACACAAATTTCATCATGCAAACAAGATTACTTCTGTTTACATGACAACTGCAACTTTACCTTTACGATATGAAATTACAAATACAGGAACAACTGCAAGTAATACCACATTAGAACACATTTGTAATACGGTCATATCAGAAGGTGGTCATAGTCCAAGAGTAGTTACACATGCAGTATCAACACCACTTACAGGTATTGAGTTATCAAATGTAACTTCAAGACCAATGATTGCAATTCGTTTGAAAGTAGACAGACCAGGCGGCGTTGTTGTTCCAGTCGCAGCAGACTTATATGGGTTACAATCAACACCATTCAATTACAGAATGTTGCAAAATGCAACTGTTACTGGCGGCACATGGGTAAGTGCTGGTCCAGAAAGTCATGTAGAATATAATATCACTGGAACTGCTTTGTCTGGTGGGGATAATTTGTTACAAGGTATGTTTATGGGTGGTGCAGGTGTCAATCAAACCAATGTAGACTTCAAAAAATACAATTCAAGTTATCAGTTAAGAACAACAATAGATGGAACTATGGAAACTTTTGTTGTATCAGCTATTGCAACAACAAACAACGATGATGCCGTGGCGTCATTGACATGGGAAGAATATAACTAAAACTCAGGAGAACTAAAATGCAATTCAATAATGATATCACTAGAAAAGTTGCTGAAGAAGCAGCAAGAATTTTAGAAGGTTCTACTCCAAAAACAGAAAAGGAAAAAGAACTTGCTGCAATGGGTCACCCAAAAGATAAGATCACACACAAAGATGTGTTGATTGGTCGTGGTGTATTGAGAAAAGAAGAAAAAGAAGAATCATGTGAAGACGAGGCAGAAGAAGCCGTAGACAAACATGAAAAGAAAATGCATGGTAAAAAAGGTGAAGTTGCTAAACATGAAAAGGCAATGCATAAAGAAG